GATTTCTATTGACTCGCCTTATGTAATTACAAATGCGGCAGCTTCGAGCTATAGCATAAGCGGAAATAATATCACCACCTCAACAGGAACAGGGGACAGTGTGGTAACAAATGGGATAGGTGGCTTGAATCTTGGTTCATTAAGTTCTGGAGTACCAGCTTTAGTAAACACAAATAAATCTGTTACCACTGCTGGTTCAGCATTTTCTTTGTCGGAATCATATCAAGCTGGCGATTCTCAGCAATCAGCAATCACTCCATCAAGCGGCATAGCTACATTACCAGTATTGGGTGGACAGACAACAGTGATTTCTGGGGGGACTTTGGGAAGTGGAAGTATAAGCAGTTTGTCTAGTGGGGTTCATTCTTGCAGTGGTGCTTTTGGTTCTGGTACTAGCTGCACTGCATCAACTACTGTCCAGATTGAAATTGACTAGATTTTGGCTATTATTAATATTATTAGTACCTCTGAGAACCCTTGCCACACCTGTAGTCCCTCAGTTTAGGTCAGGTTCAAGCACTCAGAGTTCTACTTCGCAATCAGTAATTAATGAGCAAATTTCAAGCTATCAGTGGAATAATGGCTTTACCTATTCCGCAAGTGGTCACAATATTGAGTCGGCTGATCTTAACGGATATATCAATGCTGACGTTGTTACAGAAACAACCCAAACACTTCAAGGGGTCAATTTTAGTTGGACAAGTCCAAACTTAGAGGCTGTCCCAAGATGGAAAATCAAAAACGCTGGAGAAAGTTTTTCACTGATCGAATCACTACAGGGAAGTGGAATCGACACAATAACCCACATAAACCGAACAATAACAACAACTACAACCACAGAAACAACCTCTGTCTTTGGACAATAATTTTATTATTTAGCCCTGCAAAAGTTTTAGCAAATACAACTGTTGCTTCGCCTAGCTCAAATGCTCAAGGGGTAGTGAACAATAATGCAACAATGATAACTCCATCAAGCTTGCCCCAGAATCGCTACAGTCAAGGAATTGTTTGCACCTCGCCCAGTTTGACCATAACTCCTTATTTGACAGATGCGTGGTCATTTAACCGCCCTATAGAAACTGTGACCAAACAACCCATTTATGATGAAGATACAGGTGAAATCAAATATATTCAAGAAACTCCAAGATTCGAGAAAGACAATTACAACTTAAATTATGGAATATCTATGCAATTTAATATTCCTTTAGGCAATGGTGGGGAACTTTGCAAGAAAGCTGCAAAGGTGAATATCGAAGCTCAAGAGTTATTAATCAAAAAAACAAAATTAGAGATGGCTCTTTATAGGCTAGAGGTATGTGGTAAACAAGCAAAGCTTGGAGTAGTGCTGACAGGTGAACACGCTGTTACTTGTAAAGATGTAAAACTTATTCCATTACCAAACCAAGTATTGCCTCATACTCACAAAATTAAGAAGTAAAAGCTGGTGTTTTAAATAAGAACTGCCTTGCCTAGTGAGTGTTAGCTGTGGGCATTAAGAGAGCCTAAATCTCTCAAGGGGTCAAATCCTTTTACTTGAGTTTATTATAACTATTTTTCTTTTTTTGTAAAACGCTTGCTTATATTTTTTATACCAGCCTTTGCAATTCCTTGTATCACAGGGACAAGAGCCGCAGACCCACCAGCGACCAGACCAATAGCAGCAGTAGAAATAAGAACTTCAGGTGTACCAATAAAAGTCTCTCGAAAGGGTACGTCCTCATAAATGGTAAGGCACTCTGTTTTGTCTGAGGATAGCTTATGTCCTATTACTCTTTCAATGCGTTTTGCGTTTCTGTAATCTCCAACTTTTTGCTCATTTTTACTTGGACACTCTGGGATTACTAGCTCTTCTTTTTTCTTTTCTGGTGTTTTTGTTTCTGAAATATCTGACTCTGGCATGGGTGGTGCATCATTTGTAATCGGCAAATCTTCCGTAATCACCAACTGATCTGGTCTGTAATCAATAGGGTAAAAGCTAGGAAATAAAGATTCACCACAAGTCAGAAACACTCCATTTGGATCATCAAGCAAAAGCTGTGTATTACCAGTGTTTTTTATATCTCTATGCTGATAAGTACAACCAACAACATCTATTTCTAAATTTGTTATTACAGGCAATACAGGATCAGGCTTGTATATCTCAGGAATATAGACCTCTGGAACATTAATCTGTCTGATACCGATTTCTGGTATCTCCATTAACTCTTAGGCTTTATAAACTCTGGAACTGTTGGCCCTGTCATATCTGGTAAAGCATTATCTAAAACTTTGGGCATTATACCCTGTACATTGTCCAGAACTTCATTCATAACTCTTGCCTTAAACTGTTCAGAAGTAACAAAGCGGTAAGCGTAGTATGAACCGCCCAACATTGACAAGGTTAAAAAAAGCGACAACAATGAAGCTATCTGACAAATTTTTTGGAACATGATTAGAGAGGCATTTTTAAAGGCTTTAGTGCCTGTTACAATTATAACTTTTGCTGGAATCTGTGCATTAGCTCCTCTTTACGTCACAATGTCTATCATGACCAGACAAATAGAAAAAATTAATTAGTTTTTTCTTTTGATTCAACAAGCAACATTTCTATTTCTTTTAATCTTTCCTGACAAGAAAATGCTTTTGCTTTAAACATATTGGCAGCTTGTATTGCTTTTTCATACTCTTGCACAGCCTCTTGATTTTCTTTAAGAAGTTGCTCTTTTCTTTCTTTTAAAATATCCATTAGATAGAAACCTCATAAGCTGTTAAAGTTGATATACATCTATATCCGTTTGTTGCAGAATCGCTATCGCTTGGACATCTATTCAAATACATAGTTCTAGTACCATTATCTAAATTATCAAGTCGCACACCATAAGTTGTTGCACTTGTTGTTGATATTCCTAAATCAAGAAAAGTAACATTACACATATTAAGATTGTTTGAATTATTTATTGCCCCTGCTCTAAAAGTTTGCTGGATTCTTGACCCTGCCGCATCAGCAACTCCAATACTTGTACTACCTCTAACAATTCTGCCACCCCAACCACCGCCAGAGGTGCCTGTCCAGTAAGAACTTGAGCCAGCTAACATTGCAACAATAAGAACATGATTTGAATTTGAAGAAGGTGTGATTGCAACTTCAATACAGTTAGTTGAACTATTTGTATTTGCTGATAAAGATTCTGAAAACGAATCAGTTTTTACTGTCTGAACTACTTGTATAATTCCACCACCAGAAGCACTAGCTGGTAAACCACCGACAGGAACAATTGAATTGACTTTAATTTGGCTCATTGTAAAATCTCAATAGCTGTGAATGTGGTGATATTTTGTGCCCCACATTGGGTATTTGCGCTACTGTCATTATGGTATTGAGGTGTATAAACAATTTGTGCTGAGGCTCCATGTGTGTGCATAAAACTCCAACTAACAGCATGATTTATGTTAGCCCCTTCAAAAGAACACATAGCATTAGCACCACTTAATGTTGCACCACCAGCACTATAAAAACAATCAAATCTTGCCCTGCCGCTATTAACTTGGCTTGTTGTAGAAAATAATAACAAGATTTTACTTGCACTAGAAACAGGTGTCATAGTTATATTTAGATCACTTGAAATTGCAACATAACTACTTGATGTCGTTGAAAATTGTGAGGTGCTTGATTTTGCTACAATTTGAGCAACACGATCTAAAACATTTCCTGAAGTATCTTGTAAGTTATTTACTTTTAGTGTACTCATGGCTTGGGATATTTAGCTTTTACAGCAGCAACATGATCTTTCCATGTAGTCGTTCCATTAATAGCATCTTTGTATTGCATATCTAATTGATCGCCTATGGAAGCATATATAGTGTCTGTTGTGCCAGCTTCACCTGTTCTTTGTTTTTGATAAAGAATCGCCGCCGCCTCATTGTCTAAAGTAACTCTTGCTGCATCAATATCAGATTGCGTCAAAGAGATTGACTTACCGCTTGCATCAAAAGCACCTGAACTGTCATCAATCGTTACAGCATTTGGATAAGCTTTTCTTATAGCTTCATGGTCTAGACTTGGCATAATTAGTTTTTAATTAGATTATACATGGAAGAAATCATGCTGACACCTCCATTACAGTTATTGAAGAAAAAGTCCTTCCATAAGCTGCACCATCAGTGTTAGCAGCAGTTCTATTTAGATCAAAACTGCCTGATTGTACTAACGCTTGTACTTTATAAGTTGTTTCTGAAGTTGTAGCTGGGCTATCTAAAAAATTTATTGAACCATTTAATGCTCCATTAGTATCATTTACTCTTTGTTGAAAAGAACCTTGTGATCTTGAACCAGCAGCATCTCCAACTCCAATAGCTGTGCTATCTCTTACCAATCTAAATATTGCATTATTACCACCACTAGTTGAAGAATTTGTTTCTACCTGAACCAATATTTTATTTGTATTTACTGTTGGTGTTATTGACACTGACAACCCAGTGACATCAACAAACGAGGTGCTTGTTGTGCTAAAAGTATCTGTTTTCTGAACTTGTTTTATTTGAGTAATTCCGCCACCATTTTTAAGGGTAGTGGTATCAGTTCCAACCCCTGAAACTGGAATTATGCTGTTGACTTTTAATGTACTCATAAGTTTAGTTTATCAAACAATAGTAAGGACACAACCAGAATCGACTTGAATAACTACATTTGCATCAATAGTTAGTGGCCCTGCGGCCATAGCGTTATGACCAGTGACAGTATAATTTGCCGTAGCGTTTTTATCACTTAAGTAAAATATTTCATCATTACTACCGCCCTGCGCTCCTGATCCACCAGAAATACCTGTTAAGGCAGAACCATCACCTGCAAAAGCAGTTGCTGTTAAAGTTCCATTTGATGAGTTGAAAGCTAAATTACTTCCTGTTTTTGGTGGTAAATCACCAGTTGCAGCCGTTACAAATAGAGGAAAACAAGTTGTATCTGAGGATTCATCAGCAGCAGTAACATTGGTTGCTGTCGTTGCTGTCGTTGCCGTTGCAGAGTTTCCAGTGCAAGAGCCTGATGACCCAGAGGCATTTCCAGTTACATTTCCTGTAAAAGCACCAACAAAAACTGTAGCTGTAACTGTTCCTGTACTTGGGTTATAAGTAAAATCTCCATCTGATTCAAGTCCTACATTTCCAGTAGCAGAGGCATCTTCAATAAAAGGAATTAAATTATTTTCATTTGTTGATTCGTTATCTGCAACAGAAATATGGTTTGCATTTGTGGCTGTCGTAACTGTTGTTCCAGCAATGACAGTTGACAAAGCAACACCAGCTACGGTGATTGCATCAGCTTCAAGTGTTCCATCAAAGTCTCCGTCAACAGCATCTATATTTCCGACAAAAGTTGTAGCACTAACATTTCCTGTAACTGCTAAACCAGTTGAACTGAAACTTCCTCTAGTTGTTCCTCCGCAAGTTATATCTAAAGTATCAGCCGCACTCGAAAAAATACCAGTATTTAAATCGTCACGAAACCCTAGTGCTGGTGCGGTGTTTGATCCATCTTCTAAAGTTAAAGTGCCGTCAAGTTGTAATAAAGTAACCCACCCATCATTTGCACTATTTCTTATTTTTAAAACTCCATCATTTGTATCAGCCCACCATTGATAAGCATATTTTGTAGAGGGTTCAGAGGAAGATGAATTATTACTAACTATCGCAGCAAGAGCATTATTAAGGTCTGCACGAAAATTTGCACCTGTGGCATTATCTAAAACGTAATCATGCGTAGCCATTTCTTAACTATTTTTCTTTAAGGTTATCATAATTTAAGAGCCTCGACCAAAACCCACAGCAGTATATTTAAAATTTCTATCAACAAAACTAGAACCATTTTTTATATCTATTGAAAAACCAGTCGAGCTTATAGATGACAAGGAAAAGAAATCACCTGATTGTGCGTTTTCTATTACTATTCCTATTGTTGGCAATGCTGAATTTGCACCTACGCTAGTACCGCTGAACCCTGTAAAAAACTTATCTTGAAAAACAACTGCCTTTGTTGAACTGCCAGAGGCTATCACATCATTAACTGTTTCAACTCTTCTATTTAGTGTTGCCGAATAACCTAGCTCTTTCAAAAGGATTGTTTGTGCTTTGTCATTAGATGATAAATTAACCTTAAATTTAAAACCTCTACCCCTTAAAACTCCGTTTGTAAAAATATTGAAATCACTAAATTCTGCACCATAAGTGCAATTACCACTTGTAGTTTGACTTGCTGCAGCGGTCAATGTAAATGTATCAGCGGTAGGCACTGTTTTAATTTCGTAATTACCATCAACTCCGCTACCAGAAGTAAAATCAACAACAACAAATTTACCTGCAGAATACCCATGAGAGGCTTTAGTAATTGTAATGGTTGTACCAGATTGAGCATAAGTGCCAGAGGTTGATAAAGCTGGATCTAGTGTTGTAGTTGCTACTAATAAAGATGCGTTAGTTTCAAAAGCTGTTAACTGATCTATATCATTCCAAGTATCTATTAATTCTGTTCTCTGATCTATAAATGAACCAGCGTAAAAAGATTCTGTTACAAAATGCCTTGTTAACTTAGTATCCATTATTGAACCTAAATCTAAAGGATTGGCAAACTCATAACTGCCAGTAGCTGCAACATCACCTAAAAAATCTATTTGAGATAAAGTATCTACTAACGCAGTGACCTCATCAATAGTCGTTGTTGAAGCTAGTGTAAGACCACCAAGAGTTGAATCAAAAAATGTATTTGTTTTTGTACCTCCAAACGGAGGAGAATCAGTATCTTCTCTATCAGTAAAAGCTGTCAGTTTTGGTTGCTGGTCTGGTGGCGATACTATGACAGAAGTTTCCCCAGCACTTAAGCGGCCACCATCATCACGAAATTTAAGAATTACCTCCCCTGCAACTGCTGGGATCAGTGTTTCAGATATGTTTCCAGACAAAGCAGCTATAAGATCAACAGAATTTGTAAAAGTTCCTGTGCCATCTGTAAGATTGCTATGCCTTACTACTACGTTTCCACCATGTATAACATCAACATCTGTAGATTTATCAAATCTTAATTTCATAAAATCATCATTATATGGTTCTATCGTTAAGTTTTGAACATCTGCTGGAAGAGCAGTCTTTCCAACTGTATTTGCTGTGGTTGTTGCTGGTAATGCACTTGGTTTCCCTAGTGCGTTATAACTAAAAACTCTTATTTCATAAGTTCCTAATTTTGACTCAAAAATTGTAAAATCTGGCCTTGTAACTCTTTCTGAAATAAAGTTTTCTTCATCTAATCTAAATTGCACCATATATTCTGTAACACCCTGTACTGGCTGCCATTGTATAAATAGCTTTGAAACAGCACGATTATTTAATGCAACGATTTGTTCTGTAGCAGTTAAGTTACTTGGTGCTGGTTTAAGAGCCGTAAGATTTGTTATTGTTTTTGTCTGAAGTGTCGAACCATCTTCAACAAAACTATATTTTGATGGATTATGAACTACAGCTTGTATCTCATATTCAAGTTGATTTACTTCTTTTACAGAAAATACTCTAAATGTTTGCAAAGATAAAGAATCATTTTCAATAACCCATACTGAGTTTGCTAAAGGTGTAGAACTAAAAGCAGAAGATACGGTAATAGTAGTCCCAGAGATAGAGCTTATTGTTTTTGTCTCAAGAGTGCCATCTGACAAGATAACAGATAGAGTTGCTGAACCAGTTGAGGCAAGATCAGTATTGTTTGCATCATCTACTATTATTTGTGTTGTCGAAACTCCTGTTTTTATTCTTCCACCTCTTCTAACACCAGCCCTCATGGGGTCTTGTATAGATATTATTGTTCCAACTCTTACTATTGTTCCAGATTCAATAGATGTCTTAAAAGAAACTATTTCAGCTTCATTTGATTGTGTATATAAAAACCACTTGCCAAGTCTTGCAGCTTGACCTCTGGAGGTCGTAGCAAAACCTTTTAAGTTTTTAACAACAACACCATATTTTGCCTGTAAAGCTGTATCCTCTACAGTTTCATAGTCTATTTGCTGTGTTTCATTATCAAAGTATCCAACATTAACAACAGTAGATTTCGTTGATTGACTTGCATTTGAATAAGAAAAACCTTCTTGTGTTACATTGCTTAGATTGTAAATATAGCTTGGATCGGTGGGTCTATCTTGAGATATATTTATTACCCCTGCACTATAAAAAGGCATAACCCTCATAACAGAACAAAGATCATTTATTAAAGAATATGCGTCACGTTGAGTATTTAAAACTACATTTGTTGAAAATCTTGGCTCAGTATTCCCTGTTCCTGTCATGTCATCTACTTGCTCTGCGCAATAAACCGAAGCTGAATAAAAACTAAAAACATCTAATTGACTTGTATCTATGTGATCTCCAAAACCCTTTGATGTAGTTAATAAGTCATACAAAATCCATGCTGGATCATTTGTCCACTCTTTATCTGTTTTGAATGTTCCATTAAAAGTTCCAGAATAAGATATTGAACCATCAGCCCTTACTGTCCCATTGTGCGGTATTGACACAAGAGTTCCCTTGACCCTATACATTCGGGAAGGGACTGAAGGGAAGGTTTCAGCATCAAAACGTAAGCCGACATGAGCAGAATTAGCGTAAGGTCTAGATTCACTTATTATTTCTGTTAAAGATTGAAATTGAAAAGCATTTTGTAGTTTTGTTTCTGTGCTATCGGCAGTTATTCTGTTAACTCTTATAGTGACAGGGAAACTTGTACCAGATGGCAGATTTATCTTGTAATCTCTAAAATATGTACTTGCTGATCTTCCTTTTACTGTATCTGATATGACTGTTTGCGTTGTACCATCATTTTCTATAGTTTGAATTGTCAAAGCTACTTCTGATCCGTTTATATCTCCATTGTCCTCAAACTTTTGTAATGAAGGAAAGGCAATTGTTACTCTTACCGCATCAATACTTGAGTTTGTTACTGATCTTGAAACGGGAGTATCTGAAGTAACAGTTACACCAACTGCTGTCTCTGATTCTGTTTCAGTTATGCCTGAAATAGCTGTTTGATTTGATGTTCCAAATCTAGGCTCAAAACTTACATTTTTAAAATTAAAATCAGTTTCTGCTGGGCTTGTAGGTGCGGCTTGTTGTAGTACTTGAGTTCCATTAAGGAATACGTCTTTGAGACTACTTGTGTTATATTCTGCTGAACCCTGAGAACCAGTAGCAGAAGGAAATCCAGAGATAACTCCTTCAGCAATAAGATCAATCAGGGTTTGAAATTGCTTTGATGCCAGCACATCTGCTGGTAAATCTGGATTTGTTAACCCTGCAAGTTGCCCTATTAAAGTATTGTGACCACCGCCATTAGGAAAAGCTAAAGTACCCATTAAGTTGCCGTACCCTCCACTTGAACTGTATCAATACCAGAGCTTATAACAATAGACCCTGTAAATACTTGACCATAAATTATTGGAACAGGAACACCAGCCCTTGAAGTATTAGTTATTGAAGCAAAACCAAAGTTTGCCTGTACATTTGGGTCATTATCAGATAATGAATCGGCTGCCAGTTGATTGGATTGTGATGGAGTTGGAGCAATAAGACTTGTAACCCCTTGATTAATTAAAGATGTACCAACAACAGATAGTCCAGAACTAACTATAGTTCCAAGTAAACCACCACCAACAAAAGCACCAACTTCAGCCGCAAAACCAGTTGATAACAAACCAAGAACCAAACCTTTTGCACCAATAGCAACAGGAATAATTTTTATATCACCATTTCCTTTAAGTTCTAACAAATCCTCTGTTATTTCTATATCACCCATCTTTATTTTATATAACTGGTTTGTCATGTGATTTTCGACTTCAGGAAAGTTTGCAATCAAAAAAGCAAACACCTGTTTGGGACTATTTACAGCAACTTCAAAATGTGCTTGACCTAAAAACTGTCTAAGCCTTCCATAAACTGTTAGTTTTCTAAGCTGCATATCTAAAAGCTTTTTTTGTGGCTTGTATATATTTTAGATCATATAACTCTCTACAACTTAACTGTTTTATGTTGTGATGAAAAATGGTTTGATTACCAATATATAAAGCAACGTGATTAAGTTTTTTTTCAATTCCTTCCATTAATAAAACATCAAATTTTTTAATGTCATTTTTATCTATTTCTTTAAAATTTGCATCTTTTAGGATTTGTTCAAAATACGGATTATCGGCAAACTCTTTTAAAGTTTTTGGTCTGTAACAAGAACCTAAATCTAAATTTAATTTTTCTTGATAAAAATCACATATTAAACTCCAGCAATCATGTTTTTTCCAGATCCAAGTTCTTCCAAAAAGTCCAGACTTATAGCCACTAGGTTTAAAACTATGCCAGTCTTTGTGTTCAATGCTGTAAATATAAAAGGGTAAACCTAAATGCTCACAAGATGCTTTATCAGCTTCAGATGGTAAGGCAGAACCATAAGTATGAGAATGAACTATACCAATAAGCTCTCCTTGATCCTCACATTCTTGCCATGAATCAGGACACATAACAAAATATTCGTCAGGTGCTTCAGATAGGTTCTTGCAAGGCCAGAAAGTTTCTTTGCCTTTGATTATGGCTAACAAACCACAAGACTCTTTAGGAAGGCACTCAACAGCATATTCAGCAGCTTTATCTTTCCAACTCATGTAAAAGTACCAACAGATGGAAAATCTTTTCTGGTCACTTGTCTTTTTGGCGCACGAATATTCTCTAAATCAAGTGCAGAAACACACTCAAATTGTACAACCTCTCTATTTTCTATAGTTTTTTTATCAATAAAATAAATTTCTTGTGGAAGTTCTGTTGAACTTGATGGAGTTCCAAAAGGGTTAATGTTTGATGGAAAATTTGCAGCGTCTAAAAATTGTGCCATTGTTCTATGACGAATTAATTTTGCTCCCTGTAAATCATTAAATGGTGTTGTGGCATTAGCTGTTGCCATTAATGCTGTTATAGTTCCTAATACATTAGATACAGTAAGAGTTGGTCTTGGTAAAGTACCCCGACCTACATATTCAAAACCCTCTGCTATAACAGGAAACTTTGTATAAGTATTTCCCTGCCAAATAATATTTGCATTGCTATTCATACCGACACCAGAATGAAACCTTGTTACATCTGTAGATCCATGAAGTGCGGAGACTAAAGTTACAGAATAAAGTTCAATTATGGACTTGTTAGAAAGTGATTGTAGTTCTGCTGTAGGTATTGCCATTAGGGTTCAAATACTTCTCTAAAAGTACAATTTAAAGTTGCTCTGTTGTTATAAGGTATTGATTTTGTCCAAGATTGACAAACATACTTACCAGCACCAGACAAAGTTACAGTGACATTACCGCTATTTGTTCCAGATGCGGCTGCTGTCACAGTAAAGGTATCTACTGAGGGAGTTGTAACAATAGCAAAATCTCCATCAGTTGCAGATCCAGATGTATAGTCAATAGTTACAACATCACCGATTGCAAGGCCATGATTTGTAATTGTGATGGTGACTGTTGTACTACTTGATTGTGAGTAAGTCCCTGTTTGAGAACTACCTTCCTCTGGTGGTGTAAATGTAAAACTCGCTTGGTCATTGACTCTACTTCTCAAAAATCCCTCGATAACATCAGCTTCAGTTTCAGATACGTTAAAAACTAAATCATATACTTTAGGATCTTGAGTCAGAGGCAAGCCAAACAAAGCTCTGAACTCATATCCATCACCAAAAGAAGTTGTCCTTATTCTAGGTGAGCTTGTTTTTCTCATGCCATAATCTGGTGAGATATTTGGAAAAGTTGCCATTTACCTAGTTAATAAACCTCCAGCACGTTTTTCTTTGATTAATTGCTGCTGTACGGCTTGACCAATTACTTGTCCAAGTGCGTTTGCATCAGCATTGTTGCCAGCTACAGATGAGCCAGTTGCATCTACATTAACAGTGATTACATTTGTTGTGCCACCACCACCTTTCCCTAAAGCACTATTTGGAATAATATTGCCGCCTTTAGAACCCATCTGCAAAATTTCAGGCCCTCTTTCTCCAACAACAAAAGCCCCACCAGCGTTAACTCTTCCTCCTCTTTCCTTACCAAATAATCCACCTAAGAAACTACCAAAGATACCACCACCGCCTTTCTTGCCACCCATTAAGGCACTACCTATTCCAGTAATAGCTTTATCTAGCGCAATATCAAGTAATTTATTTTTTAAATTATTAAGAACCCCAGATATTGCTTGTCCAAAAGTTTTGCTTCCGTTTATTGCCTCTCTTAAACCAGATACTAAATCACTTCTCACAGATTCTCCAATACCTTTAAAAGTTTCTTTAAGCTTATCTGCCTCTTCTTTTGCTTTTTTTTCAGCCTCAGTAAGTTGCTCAACACTTGTTTTTATTTGTCCATTTGTTTTAACAATATTATTTTTTGCATCTAGTTGTTCTTTAACTGTATTTGTTACACCTCTTTCAACCTCTGAATATTCAATAACAGCATCTTTTATCTCTCCTACTTTTTCTTTTAATCCTTTAAAGGGATTTGGAAATTCTGGTATTGCTATATCAAAATTAAGCTTTGGGAGTTCTAAACCACCAAGCAATTTTTTTAAAGGTTCTGGAATAATATCTATAAGCTTTTGAAAAGCTGTTCTAAAAAATGTAACTATATTTGTGGCAACATTACCAACAGATTGTGTAAGCCCTTTAAAAAATTTAACGACAGGTTCTGTTGCTTTTATAAATCCATTAATAATATTTCTCTGTAAAGTATTGACATTTCTAATAGTTACTGCAATGACACCACCTATGACTTTGCCAATAAATTCTGCCTCACCAACTAAATCTGTAATTGCTTGTTTAATATTTATCCAGCCTTGTTCTAAGTTAAATAATACATTTGTTGCCTCTATACCTAAAGCTTGACCAATAACAGTCCCGACTTGCTTAACAAATCCTACTATTAAACGTATTGGTGCAAGAATACCAATTTCAAAAGCACTTTTAAGAGCTTCAACAGTAACAGCAGTAATTTTTATTACTTCTCTTATTGCAATACCAAACTCAGATCCTTCAGTTGTAAGGTTTGTAAACGCAGCCCCTAATCTTTGAATTTGCCCTTGTATTGTATTTTGTGCCTCAAATGCAGCTTGAGCAGCTTTTCCTTGTGCATTAGCCTGATTCTCTAAATTTTTATTAAAAGATACTAAACCATCATTTAACAAAGGTTGTATTGCTGTAAGTGCCTCAACACTTCCAAATAATTTGGAAAGATTCT